ATATTTAGTATTAGTTTTGTCTATAATGTATAGCCCAATCGTTGATATAAATATGGCTTTGCTTCCTAGCAAAACTAACGTTCCAGTAGAATATGAACTTTCTTCGAATGTTATTGTGCAATAAATGTTTCCAGTTACATCCGGCATATTATATACGTTATTTATTGTTAGATTAATTGGATTAGAGCTTATTCCCGTTATTAATTCTATCTCGCTTCCATTGTAGTATATACAATAATCATGCGTGTAATTGTTTAATTTTATTGTTGTATAATTTCCTGAATCATTAGTTATTAATGTGTAATACCCACTATTAATAATCCACGTGTCACTTATTATTTGTGGTATGTTTACATATATTTTAGTCATTCTTGTTCTTAGTGCTATATTTAATATATCATTTAATGTTTCTGCGGTATACCATTCTACGCGCTCCCCGTCGCTTAACCCATCGTATATAATTAAATTTCTAACGTCATTGTATGCCCCATTTGCTATAGTTAGTGTTAACTTATTTAATGGTGTGTTGTTTCCTAATAGGTTTAATGAAATTGGAATTGATAAGTGTATAGTTTTACCAATCATATTTGTATTTGCCGTTGTGGCGTTTTCGATCATGTAATTTATATAACCATCATTGCAACTTAAGTTTATATGTTCATTATTGTTACTTGGCGTATAGTCAAAATCTAGTGTAAGCATTTTACCACCTATTATATTTAAATCCGTGATGTTTATCGTTGAGCTTAGTGGTTGATATACTCCTAGGATTTTGTGGGCAGCTTTTCCACCTATTTCTGAATAAATTGGTCTACCTATGTATATTAAATTATCGCTAGTAAACGTTTGTAAATCGTTTAGCTCCCAATGCAAAATTGATATAGGATGATCGCCATCTGTTGCATCCATTGTTATGAATAGAGTGCCAGTAGGATCTTGTGTTACATCATTTGGTACAACTCCTATCACTATATTGCAATGCCTTATATCGTTTAACCTATCCCCCGACCCGCTATCTTCATTGAAATAGAAGATAACATCACCCACCTGAATTTGATTATAAGGATTATTGCACCAAAATCCTAATCCTTGTTCTCTAAATCTATTAGCCATTGCAGTGGTATAGTTTACTTGGGTGTATGTTTCTGAATTTATATCAGGAATAAGCATGGATTTATAACCACCAATTCCGATTTTATTATGCAAACCATTTTGTGTATTATACATCGAGTATTGATAGGGTACGCCCAATAACATTAAGTTTGTTAAACAGGCGCAGTTGATATAATAACCTTGGTGGTCGGGGGAGTCTTCCGAATACCCATACGTAGGGCCGTTTTTATAATCCATAGCATTTCCACCTTCTTGTAGGTGTGCGTATATTAGATTAGTGTAATTTTCATTAAAATATGTCATGCCCACTTGATATAACTTTTGAGCGATTGATATGTTACAGTTTCCGGATGGCAAAAAATGGTTATTTAATAAATCAGTTAGTGTACCATTATTTGCCATTTCATCAAGCTTATTGTTAATTTCTTGTTGCACGTCAAGCGAACTAAAATAATTGTTCACATAGTCTTGCAACTGGTTATAAGTGTTATTAAGTGCACCCACGTCCCCATGCAGTGTCTCAACATCCTGCATAGTGATATTCAAATAATTAATAACTTTACATAATAGCTCATAATAGCTCAAGCTATCATCATAAACTAGTGGCAAAACTTTCTGACACCAATACCGAAACGGCTTAAGTTCTGTATAATTTCCTAAAGTAGGGCCAAAATCAGCGGGGTCATTAGGTGTTATAGGCATAACCGATCCTCCTTACCACAAACCAAAGAATAAATCTGAAAACTCATCAATAACCTGCATGTCAATATTAAGCATTGTTTGGCGGTACTCCAGCAGCATTTTACTATACGTACTACCACCTTGCTTGCCGCTAACTTTTTGATTACTTGTTTCGTTCCCCGTCATATCGTTTTTACCTGTATAAATATCCGACCCATTATCCGTATAGCTATTATCTGTAGTTCCATTAGAATTAGTTGTTTCATCATCACTTCCACTTTCCGACCCTTCAATCAGTCTAGCATTAGTAAGATAATTCATATTTTGCAGCCCACTAATTCCACCCTGTGGTGTATCACTGTACAAGTCTTTAGAATCATTGCTTCTGCTGATAGTATTCTTTCTGCTACCAGTAGTATTCTGTTCGGAATTACTGGATCCACTATTTTCAGTTGTTCTGCTAGTTTCTTCCGTTCTATTCTCTGTGTTATTCTTTGTATACTCAGTTGTTAAATCAGTGTCTTGCATCGGATCAAACTCAATTTCCGCCGAACTATACAACTGATTATAATACGGCATAATTTCTTCCAATCTAGTGTTCATCCACAGCTGCCATATTCCCACGGTTTCACTAGCAATTTCCCTCAAGTAATAATGCTTTAAAATCTTTTTACATAATACTTCCCGGTAGCTTTCGTTAAAAAACTCAACTTGGCTTGTAAAAATTTTATTCCAAGCACCATTGAGTACCTGATCAACATTGCTTGCTCCCGTGCTTTCGGTTAGGCCCGCTTTTGTCTCGCAGATATATCTAACCTCAGTCGTATATTTGCTCAATTCCACTCCCCCTTTCAGTATCACCAGGAATGGACGTATCCATTCTAGTTAGGTCATCCCTATAGTTAACTTCGATATTAGTTCCAAACATATTATTGATTTTAACTGCCGCCTGCCGTCTGCTTTCTAGCCGAGAATACCGGCTTGCAATTGTTCCACCTTGATTTCTCTGAACTTCATCCGTCACTAGTCTTTCTTTTTTCTGGATATTCAAGTTTGAAATTCCCAAGTAAGTTAGAGCTTCATTCCAAATTTGTGTTTTTAATTGATATAGCTTATCCGCAACATATGGCGCCCCGGTTGATAATACTTTTAATGCGTTTAGGTCAAGATTTTTATCTCCGAATATAACAGGCGCATTTCCGTCATATTCTTTATATAAGTTTAATAAAGTCAATCTCTGTTTTTCTGTTCCCTGAACTAAAACCGGAGTTTTTTGGGCGTTTGCATTGACATCTATAATCCTGTCAAGATTATAAAGTCTTTGTGCAAACATTCTAACATCTAGCATGGAATTACTTCTAATATAATTATTCCATACTATCACACTGTCTTTATCAGTTAAGAACGCGTTGTAATTGTTATAGGCTGAATAAGCTCTTCTTCTCGTGGGGTTTCCGTATACATCGAACTCCCCTTGTGAAATGCAGTCTAGGCACAAATCTCCTATAACATCATCCCTAAAATAGACCACAGATCCTGTCATGAATAGTCTGAGTTCAATATATCTTTCGTCCACAGTGTCCGGGAGATTGCTCCACTCAAACATAGCAATAGATAATTCCGTTAACCTGTTTACATACTGCATGAATGTCAAGTTATTATTCAGTGCGCTTTCGCCAAAAAATGTTTTACGCCTGCCCATATAATCACCACCTTAACTAGGCGAATTGTCCAGAGAATAATCTCCGATTTCAGAAGCATTGTTCCAAAATGTTATTCCAGCATCATATATCCTGCAAATTTTTTTCATGTCATCAGCTGGAACACTCCCGGATACCACACATCCTATTGTTTTTACATAATTCCAATGCGGTCTTGCGTTTCGGTTTGGTGTTTTTACTCTTTTAGTGGCATACCCAAACATAGTGAAATAATCATCAATAATTCTCGCAAATTGGCTTCGAATGTTTGTGTAATAGAAGCTGAATTGAAATCTACTCATACCGGCGTTTAAACTATCACACTGCACTTGCCCATGCACTTGTGGGGGTGTGTTTTTAGCGTCCACCGTTTTTCCTAGAATGTTTCCGACATTGTCTCCAACTGATAGCAAGCCGCCAGCAACCGCTAAAGGATTTCCAGTTCCTACGCCTGCAACTGTTAAACCCGCACCCATTACAGTAGATAAAAGGCTTGTGGCAATCGTCCCTTTATTTTGAGCCAGCCACGCTTTAAAGGTATCACCACTCCACGGAACCTGCGGAAAATTACTCATTGTGATCCCCGAATCATAATCGTATGCTAACCCTCTATATGAGACCGGATAAGCCAAAACGCAAGGTGTACTGATGAACACGCCGGTGAAATTGAAAGAGCATCCGGCTTCTGGGCTTTCAAATTGTTCCCACCTATATTCTGCCGTGTCGCCGTTATTGTTACTTACGACTAGCATCGTATAAGGATAGCTGAATAGTTTTTTGTTTTTAGGTGTATACCCGTCAATAGAACTAAAATTTGGTGTGAGTTGTAAAGTTTGAGTTGCGGGCGTTGTTGTTTCAGCGTCCCCAAGCCAATCCGGGTATTGATACAGTGTAATAATAGCATCTTCTTGCCCTTCGCCCACAAAGTTTTGTAACAGAGCATTGATTGACGCCGCGTCATCTGCGCTAACGCCTGCTATTACATTGAGAGGGGTATAAATATGATTAATTGTTCTGCCCGTAGGTGCTGACCCGTCAGACGTTTTGCTGGTAAGCACGCAAATACTCATAGACCCCATACTTTGTACTTGCGAAGAACTGATAATGTAGTCCCCCAATTCCAAATTTTCTGGCACTAGGTTTTCAAAAAGATTATCAGTAGTTGAATGCTCTCTTTCTACAAAGCAATTATCGACTGAATAATCAAAGAACCATGTTTGCATAACATCTAGTTCGAACGTGATTTCGCTTGTCTCATTGTTTACAAATTCTATTGCTGTGATAAAAGCGTAGAACCACTTGTTTCCGTAGGCTGTGTTCTGGAACATCATATAATTACAATCATAGATATTATCTGCTGGGATTCCAACTCTGCAAATGCCTTTATTTACTCTTTGATATGAGTAATTTGTTAAATTATATTTCTGCTTTGTAATAAAATAATTGTATTGATCGGTAGAGGAACCAAAATATATTGTGTGTTCATAGGTTGTATCCAGCGGGACATTATTCAGCAATCTGATGTTAGTTTGTGGCTGTATATACATTAGCTCTCACCTTCTCTAAATGTGACATAAAGAGTAATATCTACAGTAGTAGCTGAGCATTCAAACGAACTCATTAAAATTCCACTTGTCTGATGGATTCCCTGCTTGTGCAAAATAAATGATCCGCCCGTGCAAGTAGTAACAGAGCTGATTTCGGTATCCACAATGTCAAGTGAACCGGCATTAGAATCTGTAAAATATAATTCCCCCGAATCCGCGTTCGCGGTAAGACTTGACCCAGGATAATTCGTGCTTTCAATTTCCGCGTTCCACGTAGCGGTATCAAGCGTTAAGTGAACATACGCCCAATACCCATTCTCTGGGATATGCTTTGCGCCATGACGGATATTTTCGCCAATCGTTGGCCAGGTGTGCCCGGCAGAATCGACAAAGTCAGACGGATATACTTGCATATTAACCTCCTTTTAGTAAGAGGGCGGTTTTCCGCCCTCTTACTATTTAGCCCTGCTTAGTAAGCTCGATTGTAGCGTCCACGGCAGTTGTGCCGGTAATGTAATTAGTGCCTGCCGTATAGTGGGCGTCTCCGATATCAGCCTCAAGCACAATATTTGTGGTAGTCTTGGAAGTAGGGATAATAAGAGCGCCATATTTCTGCACGGCAATGCCAGCCGCAGTAAGCGCCTGCGTCTGTACAAAATTAATCTGCTGCGGTTCGAGCGTGGCATCTTCGGGGTCGATGCTAAACGTAAATACAGTTGCCACGTCGCTTTCATCTTTGCTGTCAATATGTACGGTTACACTTGCAGGCGGGGCAATTGTAGCTGCGGAAGTGGTAAACACAATCGCATTCGCAAACGGGGAGCTGGAGACTGTTTTCCAGGTATGATAGAAATAGTTCCAGTACAGCCCAGAGGCCACGTATTTTTCTGTGAATTTGTTATTGTTGTCATATACCTGGAACCAGTTTTCGTCACAAATAATCGCCTGCACGTTTTCCATCAGAGCAAGTTCATCGGAAGTAACGCTTTCGATCCCGTCGGAATTAGCTCGAATCACTTCAAAACGGTCGTTGTCGAACGTGGTAAAATCATCAATCAAATACAGGCGTCCCATGAAATCAGCTTTTTCCATGTTAAATGCCGCCGCCAGCACATCCACGTCATACTGTGCGTTAAACATAGCAGACATGAAAATGACCTGCCTGTCTTTCGGTGTAGTGGTCTTCACGCCTGCCGCATTATAGGAGCTGGACATAAACGGAAGCAGATTAGAAGTTCCACGGAACTGCACTGCACTATCGGAAAGCTCTGTGCCTGCCCCGACGCTGATAGGATACATCTGCCCATGGGAGACGGCCTTAATTAACAGGTACTTAAAAAGCAGAAATTCATCATATTCCGCAGCTGTATAGACCTGTTCCACAATCCGGGAAATCAAGCTCTGCACGCCATCCAAGGAGAGAAACGCCTGCTTCAAGTCCTCGTCCTGAATAGTGACTGGATAGAACACACGCCAGTTCATGACGTGAAACGCGGTTCTTACGTCGGGAATCGTTCTGGCAAACTCGCGAGAAGCAGCCTTCTCTGCGGAAAAATCCTGCACCTGAGCAATAGAAACAAAAATGTCTTCTACACTTTCGCCAAATTCCAAATAACCCTTTTTAAGGTTTGCGTATGGATTATTAAAAGTCGCGCTCTGTACTCTAACGATGGCAATACGGTTTACAAGAGCGTTCAAAAACTGGTTTGCAAAAGCAGGGGTTCCATAAATTACTTCTCCTACTTTAGGAATGTCCGCTGCCTGCGTGACGGCAGGCACGCTATTCTGATATTCCAAGCTCGCGTTCTGGCGGATCACGTTCAAAATATCAATAGTGGACGCATTAAGCGTGTTCTGAGCAATTCTTCTAGCCATTATTTATCCTCCTCTACACTAAACAGGTCTTCAAACGTCTTGGGAGATTCGTTTGCTTCTTCTCCCATCTCTTCAAATTCTTTTGCTTTTTCATCTTCCTTGCGCTCTTGGTTAAAAAAGCGGTCTCTATATCTCTCTCTCCAGTTTTTGTCAAGTTCGCCATATTTAGTTTTCCAATCCCCGTTTTCTTTCACGCGGGTATCATAATCGTTTAGCGTGTCAGAAATATCTTCAATAAAGGAAATTGTTTCATCGTCAGTTGCGTCTCCAATTCTTGTTTTTACAGCATCAAGGATTTCTTCAATTTTTCTTACACTCATAAATAACCTCCTAATAAGTATATCTGCAATACATCCACAAAGGCATTTTTCTTGCCCGGCTTCCAGTTCCGCCACCACCTCCCCCAGCTGATAAAAGGCGGTATAGCATAACCGCATTATTCAGTCTTTCATCGTTACTTAAGTATCTATTTCCTGTTATCCATTCTGTTATTGTTGTGTCTTGAGCGTGAGCTTGTATATAGTCATAGCATATTTCTGCATATGTGACGCGTAAATCCCAGCTTTCATCGTGGATTCCCTCCCAGCATAGGTTAAAAGCATGCGTTAACATTGCCAAATCGGTGCTAGTGGAATTTAGAAAATCACTTAAGTTTGAAAAGTCAGGATAATCGCCACTTGGATACCAAACATTTTCATGAATTAAATATTCCATCTGGCCGGGGCCACTATCGTCGGGATATCCATTTTGTGAAAGCCATTCATGTAGCTGGTAAAGTCTGCCGTTAGGGTCGCCGCCAGTATTTGTCCATTGACCGAGACCATAACCCACACCAATGTCTGTCCAGTCACTTACTTTAAGTCCTTGCCATAGACCTGGACTTAAAGTGCTTTCCTGCCAAAAGTTCCCCGCAATTGCGGATATAACGTAGATGGAATATCCAGTCTTACTTGCTCCGCTGCCATACCTATAAATAGTATCCCATGCAGTACCTTCGGTTTCTGTATCGTTTATACTAACTTGATTTGCCAGAGGGCGGTTTGGTGAGTGCGCTCCCATGGTTCTTCCGGTTCCTGCGCCTCCGGTATAGTACATTTCTGTGTGTCCATTTCTAACTCCTATATCTCCTGGCAAAATCTCTCCGGTTCTTTCTACGGTTATAAAACCTAAAGTAGTCAGAACATTTCCCATGGTAGAAGTCACGAAAGGCCATGTATCGCCACCATTAGCAGTAACGCAATCAAATCCGCCGGCTATCAGAGAGTACCATATAAAAGAGGAACAATCATAATAAGTAATTCCGTTTACTACTCTTTGATTTCTGTATGTTTGAGAATAGCCTATGTTTGGTGCATTACATGTTTCTATTGCCCATGTATATGCGGCATTTATATCAGGCATTACTATCAGCCTTTCTCAACGCTTCGGGAGAATTTTTTATCATCGTTTCAACATCGTATGACATTGTGTTGAATTCCCAATCACACCAAAATAGAATTTCTTCCTCAGATGGAGTTCTCGATAAATACTTTTCATAATAATTTGAAATTCTATTTTTATTTTCAGAGGAGTAAATAAATCCCTCTCTAACTGAAGTAAATGACGATCCATTGTTCAATTCACTTACCCAAAAGCTAACCTCTTCATCAGTTGCCCCACGGTTTAAAATGTCCGTGTAACAGTTTTCAACATAGTAAGGATACCAGATTTTCTTGGCTCGTCTAACGCAAATAATTGGTTTGCCTGCTATATATCTTCTGGAGCAATACTCTTTGAGACTCTTACGAGTTGGGCCGGTTCCGGAACCATGACCGGAAATCTCGCCTTTCCCTACATACATTTCAACATGCCCCACATTTTGCGGGTAATCACTGGATGGGCTACTGAAAAATAACAAGTCGCCGTCAATCATATAGCTTTCGTCTGGGATCCCCCGTACAAATTCTGTTTTAACATCTAGTAGATTACTGTTTTCAATTTGCTCGCCGGTGTATGTTCCAATATAAACACCGATTTTTTCGTAGGCTTTCCACATTAGTGAGCTGCAATCGCTATAGCCGTTTTCAACATCTTCACGTCTTTCTGACTGTGTATAAATGTTTTTACCTTCTCTGGAAATAACAAAATTTCTTAAAGTTTCACAATCACTAGCCCAGCCCATTACGCCCTCCTTATTCGGGTACGTGAAATAACTCTTTTAATTTTTCGGGAACTAAATCAGGATTAATAACGCAAATATTTTCAATAATAGAAACAACTTCTGTGCCGCATACATATAAAACAATAATAGGCAGTAGGGACAAACCAATCTGAAACCCTATAACACTGCCGTATGTATCCAACAAGTAAGCTAAAGCATAGCAAAAAACGAACCCAATCTTTTTAAATAGGCCATCTCTTAATTTGCTAGATTGAATGCTTTTTGTTTTTCCGGCGGATATCAACCCTGTTACAATGTCAAGCGCATTAAAAATCAATGCTATTAATACTGGATATAACTCCCCCATCCTAACACCTCCTTACTAGTATCTTATCATATTTATTGACATATGTCAATAACTTATTACCAAATTTATTATTGACATATGTCAATAAATATGCTATATTAAAGAAAAGGGGAAAGTGTATGGTGTATTATGACGGAACCAAATTGCTCTCATTAATGGACATTAATGGTAATAAGCCGGAAATTTATATATGTACTTCTAATCGGTCGGCCGGTAAGACCACTTATTTCGGTAGGTATGTCGTTAACAGATTTTTAAGGCATGGAGAAAAGTTTTGTCTAATTTACAGGTTTAATTATGAATTAGATGATATCGCAGATAAATTCTTTAAGGATATAGGCTCATTGTTTTTTAATGGGTTTGAAATGACAAGCGAAAGGCGCGCAGCTGGCTCGTACTCTGAATTGTTTTTAAATGGAGACCCGTGCGGCTATGCTGTAACGCTTAATAATGCGGATAATATCAAAAAATACTCACATCTATTAAGCGATTGCGAGAGAATGCTATTCGATGAATTCCAAAGTGAAACAAATCACTATTGTAATGACGAAATTAGAAAATTTATTTCGATCCACACATCCATAGCAAGAGGGCGGAAAAAGCAGGTTAGATATTTGCCGGTATTTATGATTTCTAATCCCGTATCAATTATCAATCCCTATTATATAGAGCTGGGGATTTCAAGCAGACTAAATTCAGAAGTGAATTTTTTACGTGGTGATGGGTTTGTGCTGGAGCAAGGTTTCGTGGCCAGCGCATCAAATAAACAAAAGGAAAGTGGATTTAATAAAGCTTTTTCACAAAATAAATATATTGCGTATAGCTCTCAAAACGTATATTTGAACGATAGCAAAGCATTTATTGAAAAGCCGTTTGGAAAATCACAATATCTTTGCACAATTAAGTTTAAAGGTAAATTTTTCGCTATCCGTGAATATGGCGAAGCAGGTTACTTATATTGTGATGATAGAGCGGACTTGTCTTTTCCCCTTAAAATTACAGTAACAATAGACGATCATACAATTAACTTTGTTATGCTAAAACGAAACGATTTCATTCTGTCAAATATGAGATTTCTATTTGAACGTGGGTGTTTTAGATTTAAAGATTTGCAATGTAAGGAAGCTGTATTGACAGCGTTATCATATTAAGGTATCATCCGGCAAACCTTATATTGAATAAAATAGGGTTCCAAGCTGAATAGGCTTCTATTTTATTTTTCGTCATGGAAGGGCGCTTTATAAGTATGCTGGTAGTGATATAATGGGAGGCATAGCCTCCCATTTTTAATTAGTAACTTTATGATTTATAGCAATCAAACACCCATAACAAATTGCCTATTGAAAAATCATCAATAAATGCACCATGTGTATCTTCGTGTGATAATGATTTGTTATATTTATTAGATATTTCATATAGACAATAAAGAAAGCAGAAGTCGTTAATATGCTTTCTCTCAATACAAATATAATACTCTTGAAAATTAGGACGCTTTAATATTCTAGCGTGATATTTTAGAGATAAAATCTCAATTACATGATAATCACACTCATTCAAACCTCTTCTAAAAAATTCACCATTTATAAAAATATCATAAAACATATTATACACTCCTATCTCATTTTGTAAGTAGTTTCTGTTAAAACTATCCCGCCTAATATTCTTTTTGGTAAAAGTTTACCTGGAATTTCTAGTCCGATATCAAAATCTGTTAGCTCCCTATGTATTGGAATTCCAGACGAATCATACAAAAAGTTCATTTCCTCTTCATTACAATCATTAATTGGCGTATGGGTGCTTGTTAGTGACTGTAAATATAATTCCTTACACCTATCCGGCATTCCTGCGCACTTTACATTATAATATGGCTCTACCGGTTTTAGATTTTCCATTATAACATGTTCAATATATGTTTTTTGCCTAGTAAAAATAGCCTCATCCCAACAGCTTTCAAGTTTCCAGCAGCAAAAATCAGTGTCATGCACTTTAATCCCCACTATTTGTTCTGGGGGTAAATCACAATGAATACTATCAGTATCAGCATATATAAAACCAGGATTAGCAGAGCCATGATAATTTTTTTGTGCTGCTCTTATTGTAAAGTTTCTTGCATATGACGTTACAGCGGAACCGGCTGGAATATAACCAGGTTTTTTCGAATTTTCATAGACAGGTACAAACCCTATTGAACCGTCATCTTTTACATACGCATACTTAAAACTGGAATCCGTACTAGTTGCAAGTTTGCCATACAAATTGTTTAGAAACAATTTCGCTAATTCACGCAATGCTCCTTTACTGGTTATTTTAATTTGTTTATATTTGTCTATATATTCATCAAATATACCAATCATTGCATAAAACCAACATCCGTCCAATATCTCAAAATCAACTAAATTATAATGCTCTTTAAATAGCTCAAAATCGGTCATGGTTAAAGTTAAAATTACTCTAGTATCATCAGTCTTATTACTATCAGTTGGATTTGGATAATGAGTATAATATTTGCCATCCAATGGATTATAAATATCACTACTTTCTAAACATTCGTTTCCGGTGTAAAGAAAGCTATTCTTAATCTGAATAAATGGAAGATATCCTTTCTTTAAATAAAACCTTGTCTTGATTCTAATAAAGTAATATCTGTCATCTAATAAAGCTTCATCGGGAATATAGTTGCCTTTCCAGAATATAGGCTTTCCAATGGGGTATTTATTGCCGCTTTGAGAGTGCATAACACTAGGATAAAGAGAATTTACATCAGCAGTTGTTCCGTTTTTATAGATTTTATGGGCCTTCCCTTTTGCTAAATAGCACCACCCGCCTCTATAACTTCTTCTGATATACTCACCGGCATTTACAGAATCATAACCATCAATCGGTATACTGTAAATGTCTGGAAACATTGATTCATATTCCGCCTGAATTTTTAATGACTTACCAACTATTTCTTTATATTCACTCAGACAGCAGGAGCCTATAGTAAGCTTATTATGCCCCTCATTGAACATAATTTCCAATGCTTCCTTTACTACAAGTACATCATTTGCAATATACTCTTTTTCTTCTTCAGATATATTACATCCGGCGTATCTAAAGCCCTCATATTCCATGGTAAGCTTTCTGTGTTTAGTTTTAAAGCTATCACCTATCCTTTTAACTGAAAATGGGAGTAATTTCAGAGAATCCCGTATTTCGATTATTTTATTCTGAGTTTTAATGGTTATACTATACCACTGACCCCTTTCAGATATGCTGTATTTAAAAGTATCATTAAGCATATCTTTCTCTTTTCTCCATGATACATCATACCACCTATTCCCCGTCTTGTATACAGCTTGCTTTAATTTTAAGTCGCACATTAAAAATGAAAGCCAAAATGCGCCATCAAATTTTAAATTGTGAAAATACGCTATTATATTAGTCTTAAGCGATTTAAAATAGGCATATAATTCTTGTATGCTTCCGAATATGTTGACGTCTTCGGTGCCTATCTTGACTGAAGCAGCAGCCCAAACCTCAGTGTATTTTTGGCCCTTAAATGACGTTGTTTCAAAATCGCATACGTATATTTCAGACTGCCTAGTGCGCATCTATCTATAGTCAACAAAGGCTGCATCCTCTTCTAGTGCTTCTTCCATTGCTGCCCTATCTAATGGGCCAGCTTCTTCCATAAAATCAAGCATTCTTGCCATATACCCGCGTAGTTTGTCTTCATCGTAGGCCACACTATAAAGCGATATTTCATTATTTTGTGCTGCCATTTCTAGCATATTAGCAACTGCGGGTTCGCCGTATCTTGATATAACCCAATTAAGCCAAGAATTTATAACTCTCTGACAACCAATATTAAATTCAGAAACATAATTTCTATAGCGGTCAATCACAATCCGTGCAAAAAATCCAGCTTCTCCACTTTTACGCTCGCGCCTTGTTTTAGCGGCTTTTTGTGCTGCCCTAGAGCGTTCCAATTCTCTGCCTTTTATGCCGGATAAAATCTCCCCCGTATAGACATCTATATATCGAGCTTGTTTATACAAAAAATCTGGAGTAAGCTTTTTTAGTCGGTTTATAGCGGACTTTGTGACACGCTTTGGCAGCTTACTTGGTAAGATGTTCTCTCTAAATTCAAAACCTCTTTTTTGAGCACGGCTTATAAATTGCTTGATTCTTTTTACTTCTTTATCATACGCTGTCCTATTTGCGGTTTTCCCTTTCCTCTTGGCCATTCTTCCTTCCCTCCTATTAAGATGGCCCAAGTGTAAAACTTGGGCCATTGTAACAATTTCGTAATAAACTATAAACTACTTGCCAGTTAACTGCGCATTGCTTTCACGTCAAGGATGCAGTTGATATAAGGCCTTCCAGCTTTTGTGACTCCGCTTACCTTTTCAATCTGAAATTCAGAATTTCCCATTAGCTGGGCGATATCCAGAAAAGACCGTTTAAAAGTGGCGGATTGACAGCTGTATACTTCCTGCTCGTCCGTGATAATAGAAAGCACTTCGACAGTTTCACCGGTATTTTCTTTTACGTCGTCAAATATCATATAACCTACAACGTGAATGCGTGTTCCGTCCGGAACGTCCTTTAGAGACGTGATAGCCGGTGAAATAGTCATAAGATAAGTATCAATGGAATCAAACTCTTTACTAGTTGATTTAATGTTAATCATTATTCATTCTCCGTTTCATTTTTTGTTCTAGGTGCAACATCAAGTTCCTGAGCCAGTTCGTAAAATTTCGATTTGGGAATACCGAGAACAACACATTCACTTTCCATATGTATTAGTTTGATGGGTTTGACTATGGCACCACAAACATCCTCCACACGCCTCAGAATGGCTGTTTCATCAGAGCATTTCCCATAAATGTCATAGCATTCCGTTTCAATTTCTTCGGTTTCAACGTTTACTTGCATGACTTCCGCGTGCGTTACCCATGTACTTCTTGTTACAAATTTTTCTTTCTTTTTCATGCTTAACCTCTTTCTTTATATTTAACGTGGCCACGTTATTAGCAGGGAGCCCCGAGGGCGGGGCTCTGGAAGGAAGGTACAAGAGAGATAAGAAGGTGAATTTCTTATCTACTGATATTATAGCAGATTTTTAGTAAATGTCAAGTGTTAAAACGTGAAATTCTCTGATTTCTTAAATTTAAAATCCTTATATCATTGGTTATGGTGTTTTCGTAAATGTAATTTACTAACTTATAAGATTCGGTGAAACGTAAAGTCCTATCTAATATTACCACGTAATTACGATTCTTGCATGTTACGAAAAAACCAGATATTATTCCATCTAAATAAAACGCTTTTATAAATAACGTGACTTCAGCAGTGTATATCAGTGTATAAGCCTCTGTTATTGTGTTATCTGGGTCTTGATGAATTATTTTGAAATCTAGCTTCTCTTCAGCCATAAGATTTCTGACTATTCTGAAAATTTCGTATTCTGACATTTTTGCCTCCTTGCTATTGACATAGGTTGAGTGTTGTGCTATAATGATATTATGGAGGAGTGCTGCTTATAACACTCATCTTCTTTAATATTATTGATCCACATCTATTCCGGTGATTTCTTTAAAAATTTCTTTATCGAAATTCGGGATTGCCTTAATAATGGATTTTTCACAGTCATTAAGCCCATGCCACCAAATAGTAGCACATTCGGAATTGTCACGCTGTTTAAGATATCCACCTGTGACTTTGGCTTCCGGGTGCGCTGCCTTTTCTTCATCCTCCATATCCTCTAACCACACATATTCAAGACCGCCACCCGAAATCTGCTCCAAAATACGGCGGGCATCGCTATTCAGCCAATCCATATAAGTCCAATCAGATGGCTTATTGAACAGGTAAATTTTTGGTTCAACCGTATTAAAGCATCCGTTGGAAAAATTACACTTGTTCCAATCGCCGCTATTCGAATCTCCGCTGTTCCAATCGCCGCTATTCCGGTTGCCGCTGTTCGAATCTCCGCTGTTCCAATCGCCGCTATTCCGGTTGCCGCTGTTCCGATGGCCGGTGTTGCGATCGCCGCTATTTCGACTGCCACTGTTGCAATCGCCGCTATTCCGGTTGCCGCTGTTCCGATTGCCGCTGTTGCAATCGCCGCTATTTCGGCTGCCGCTGTTGCAATCGCCGCTATTCCGGTTGCCGCTGTTCCGATTACCGCTGTTCCGATGGCCACTGTTCCAATTACCGCTGTTCCGATGGCCGCTGTTCTGATTGCCACTGTTGCAAAATCCGGTGCAACTATTTCCTGTATTCACAATTTCAAAAACTTCTTGCCAACTGATTTCACGAATAATTTCAAGGTAATTTGTAACGCATTTATCGCCACCCTCAATCATTCGATCGGCGTAGGTAATCACTTCCGCAACCTTGTTTTCCGGATCAAAACTGTAATAATTAAAGCAGTCAGCCAGCCGCTTGCAGAAGTGCATCCCGCTATTACAAACAGAAGGTATAACATCTTCTTTAAATATGCCAGGGCAAGTGTACTGTTTATCTCTGCAAGTCCAATCTGAATTAAACACTTTATAACCATGTATTATATTATTCATATTGATCCCTCCATTCAATTCCTAGTAAAATCGTATTAACATTCATGCCAATATAATTAATAATCGCTTCTTCCCACCCCATAAGCATATCTGGAATACTAGAAGCCATGCAATCAAACGAAACAGTGACGCCATGTGAATCCCACGACAGAGATACTTTTACATCTCTAAATTCCTTTTTGCATGAAACAGAAATAAAATCTTTTAACTTCATATTGTTCTCCTTTATATTGGTAGCTGTACTACAGATAAGATCATTATATTATTGGAATTGTGCACATTTCGACATCTAGTAAAAGCTTCACTTTTACTTTTGCCCATAAACACGTCGAGAAATACCTTTCTACTCCTAGAATTCCAAAGAGTGAATGCAAAATACACTATTGCACCACCTTTCCAGTATAAACATCAATACCTCTAAATTCCTCTAGCCAATCCGCTAACTCTCCGAACGTTTCAAATTGATCATAATCTCCGCCGACTAATTCACATAAATCTCTAAGATAGTCCGGTTCCCAAATAGGATACTGAGAAATCATTGACACTAAACTATTCACCGCACCATCCTCCATTAACACTTCACCAATCAGCGAACTAAAATGCGGGTCTAACTTACAACACTCGTTCATAAACTCGTCATCTGTACAAGGCGCTAATTTGTTATGTACCTTCTCGCGTAAATCTTGGTCCATACGCTCTGCAATACGTGATGTTAAATAATACTTCATTTTGTTACCTCCTTCTTTTGATGGTTTTATTATATCATAGATTAGCTTAAATGTCAAGCATAAATTTCAAGTTTTTAGGGAAAACTGTAGACCCCTTAAAAAATTAAAGGGGCACA